GCATCTCAGCGCCGGGGTTCTACGGCCTGAACACTCAAGACTCGCCTCTTGATTTGAATGCTGGCTTTGCCTTGGTGGCCAACAACTGCATCATTGATCAGTATGGCCGCATCGGCTCGCGCAAAGGGTGGACTCGCGTTAACTCTAGCTCCGGTAACCTGGGCGCTAACGACATCGGCGTGATCCATGAGCTGGTGCAGACGGATGGCACAACGACCGTTCTGTTTGCCGGAAATAACAAGCTGTTCAAACTCGATGGTTCTAATGCTGTCTCCGAGCTGACCTACGGGGGCGGGGGCACTGCCCCGACGATCACGGCCAGCAACTGGTCGTGCGCTTCGCTTAACGGCATCACCTACTTCTTTCAAGAAAACCATAGCCCGCTGATCTTTGACCCGGCGGTGAGCACAACGACGTATCGCCGCGTGAGCGAGAAGACTGGCTACGCTGGCACTGTGCCGTCGGGCAACATCGTTATCTCGGCCTACGGTCGTCTGTGGGTTGCTGACACGGCATCGGACAACACGACGGTGTCGTTCTCGGACATTCTTGCAGGGCACATTTGGACTGGCGGCACCTCCGGGACGCTGGACATCAACCGAGTCTGGCCTAGCGGCGCGGACAACATCTCCGGCCTTGCGGCGCACAACAACTTCCTGATCATCTTTGGATCGCGCCAGATTCTGGTGTACTCGGGCGCAACTGCTCCTGCGTCGATTACGCTGTACGACACGGTGGGCGGCATCGGCTGCATCGCCCGCGATTCGATCCAGAACACGGGCAAGGATGTCCTGTTCCTGTCTAACTCTGGCGTGCGTTCGTTTGCCCGCACGATTGTGGAAAAGTCGGCCCCGCTGGGTGATTTGTCCAAAAACGTCCGCAGCGACCTGATGACGATTATCAGTGGTGAGACGCTGCCTAACATCAAGTCGGTCTATTCGGAGAAGGAAGCCTTCTACCTGCTGACGCTGCCATCGGTCAAGCAAGTCTACTGCTTTGACACCCGCGTGCAGTTGCAAGACCAGTCATTTCGCGTCACGACCTGGGACTCGATTGAGCCGACGGCGCTGTTCGCCCGCAAGAACGGCGATGTGCTGATCGGAAAGAACGGCTACGTCGGAAAGTATTCTGGCTATCAAGACTACACATCCGTTTATCGGATGCAGTATTACACCAACCACGCCGACTTGGGCAACCAGAACGTCACTTCAATCTTGAAGCGCCTGAAGGTCATCGTGATCGGTGGCTCTAACCAGTTCGTTACGGCCAAGTGGGGCTTTGACTTCTCGTCTAACTACCTGTCGGCCAACATGGCGATTCCGACGCAGGGCGAGTCGGAGTACGGCATTGCTGAGTACGGCGCGAACGGATCGCCTGTTGCTTACTACGCGGATGGCGTTGCGCTGCAACAGCTTCAGACCCCTGCCAGCGGCAGCGGCAAGGTCGTGCAAACCGGCTACGAATCCAACATCAACGGATCTTCTATGTCGATCCAGAAGATCGAGATCCAGGCTAAAGAGGGCAAGGTATCATGAGTAACTACACCCAGAGCACGAACTTCGCAACCAAGGACAACCTGTCCTCTGGCGATCCGCTCAAGATCGTCAAGGGCACGGAGATTAACACCGAGTTCGCCAACATCGCTATCGCTGTAGCGACCAAGGCTGATTTGATCTCTCCGACGTTTACCGGAACGCCTGCGCTGCCTACTGGGGCTACGGGCGTCACCCAGAGCGCCAGCGACGACAGCACCAAACTGGCCACCACTGCATTCGTTCAGGATGTGGCTGACGCAATTAAATCGGCCTTGTTCCCTGTTGGCTCAATCTACACCAACGCAACCGACAGTACCAATCCTGGTACGTTGCTAGGTTTTGGCACCTGGACGGCGTTCGGCGCTGGGCGAGTGCCTGTTGGTTTTAACGCTAGCAACGCCTTGTTCGACACCGCTGAAGAGACTGGCGGTAGCGCGGATGCGATTGTTGTTAGCCACACGCACACCGGAACTACGGCCTCCAACGGTAGCCACCAGCACGAATGCGGCACGGGCGCAGAAAGCCTTGGCTCGCAGTTTGGTCGCGGCACGACCGATGCGGGCTATCGCATTTCCCTTACGCTCGACACGCAAAAAACGCCGCTCACCTCGACGGCTGGCTCGCATACGCACACGATTACGACGGATAGCACCGGCTCCTCTGGCACCAACGCCAACTATCAGCCGTACATCACTGTATATATGTGGAAGCGGACGGCGTGAAAACGCCGGTGGTTGCCAGCGATGACTACACCCTGTATCTTGAAGATTACAACGGGTTTGAGTTCATCCACTGCGACTGCCGGCGCTGGACGAATGAAGTAAGAAAGCGGATGTTGGACGATCTTGTGAAGTTGCAGAAGGATGACTTGTACGCCATCCACGAGATCGAAGACAGGAAGCACGCGAAGTTTTTGAAGTTGTTCGGTTTTAAGTTTTTGGAAGATTTTGTCGGCGCTGACGGTAAGGCCCGACAGACATTTGTCAGGAGAGCATGATGGGCGTTGAAGCAGCAATCATTGGGGGGAGCCTTCTCGGAGGCGCGATGCAAGGCAGTGCCGCCAAAAAAGCCGCGCAGATTCAGGCTGACGCGCAGCGAGACGCCGCACAAATGGCGGCTGAAGAATCGCGCTTTAGGCCAGTAGGCATCACGACGCGCTTTGGCCAGTCGAACTTCCAGTACGGCCCGGATGGCCGTGTCTCGGGGGCTGGCTACGAGCTGCGCCCTGAGTTCATGGGCATGCAAAACCGCCTGCTGGGGCTGGCGGGTCAGGGTCTGACTGAAGCCGAAATGGCTCCTAGCGCGCTCGCACCGCTGACTGGCGCAGGCGCAAGCCTGTTTGGTTTGGGTCAGCAGTATCTGGCCGAGACGCCCGAGCAGGTTGCGGCCAAGTACATGGCAGGTCAACAAAATCTGCTGGCCCCCAGCCGCGAGCGTCAATACGCCCAGTTGCAGAACCAGTTGTTCCAAACGGGCCGTGGCGGTCTGTCTGTGGGTGCGACCGGCATGCGTCCTGGCGGCGGTGCGGGTCTGGGCGCAACCAACCCCGAGCTGGAGGCGTATTACAACGCCATCGCACAGCAAGACGCTGCTTTGGCCGCTCAAGCCCAAGAAGCTGGGCAACGCCAACTGGCATTTGGCACGGGCCTGTTTGGCACCGGCGCGCAACTGTACGACCTGTACGGTCGTGGTCAAGTCGGTGCTCTGGCTCCTTACCAAGCCTATCTGGGCGGCGCGACGGGTCTGGAGGCGCTGGGCCAGCAGCCGCTGGAGCTGGGATCGGCTCTGGGTGGTCGGATCGCCAACCCGACGGGCGCTAATGCGCTGTATCAGGGTGGCATGGCTGCGGCTCGTTCGCAAGCGGCTGCGGATGCCTACAACCCGTTTGCATCGGCTTTGACCTCGTTTGCGGCTAATCCAGCGGCAACGCGAGCATTAGGTAGCATGTTTGGCGGGACGCCGATTGTCAGCGGTGTGGGGCCAGGCGCCGGTTTTGGCGGATTTGGTGACGTAGGCTACTCATACATTTGAGGGATAAAACATGGCAACCGATATCGTCCAATCCCTGTTTGGCGTGACGCCAGAGATGTATCAGCAGCAGCAAGCTGCGGCGGCGGATAAGCGAGCTTTGGCGCTTGCACAACTTGATCCGATGCAACGCGCCGAGTTCAACATCGGTCGCAGCGCGTATCAACTCGCTGGCGCGCTGGGTGGGCCTGACCCGCAGTTGCAGATGATCAGCGCTCGTAATGCACTGGCCAAACAGATTGACTTTAGCGATCCTGCGTCGATCCAAGCCGGCGTGAAATCGCTCGCCCAAGCTGGTGACACTCAAGGCGCGATGATGCTGGCCGATACGGCTCGCAAGGCTTTGGAGAGCGGCGCGTTGGTGCAACAGCGCACTGCGGAGCGCATGACGCCTGAGCAGCGCAACGCGCTTGCATACGCTGCGGGTTTGGGGTTGACTCCTGGAACTGAAGAGTACCGCACTGCTTACTTAGCCAAGTTTGAAGAGCTTACTGCTAAAGCTGGGCGGACGGAAACCTTTGGGGCCGAGCGTGAAGCGATTGCGCGTGAGTTGTACGGCAAACCTGTCAGCCAACTTACGCAGCCTGAAATTGCAGCTGTCAACAAGCGCGTCGAAGGTGCAGGGAAGCCCCCCGCTGTTGGCAGTGAGGCAGAGCGCGTCGCTCTAGCCGAGTTTGACAAACCGTTTGCTCAACTTACCCCGGAGCAACGTCGTAAGGTCAATGCAACGGTAGAGGCGCAAGGGGTGGCCCGAGCACAGGCCGGCGCCGCAGTGTCTCCAATTGCGGTTGTTGGCCCGACGGGCGCGCCGATGTTTGTCAGCCGCGAGCAAGCCGTAAGAGCTGGGATGGCACCCGCCACCGAAGCGCGTCAGTTCTTGCCGCCTTCGCTGCAAAAAGACGAAAGCAAAGATCTTGAGTTGGTCGATTCGTTGACTATGCGCCGAGAGTCGCTTAAAGAGCCTTTGACGCTGCTTACGCCCGACCCCACCACTAAAAAGCCGCCGTTGGAGCTTGGCCCCGCCAAGAACGCAGGGTATATGGCCCGCAATGCAACGGGCAACTCTACGCCTGAAAGCCGCGCTTATGCTGCACTGCAACGTGCAGTCCAAGAAGCTACCAACTTGAAGACGGATGCCGCCAAGGGCGTGCAAACCGACAAGGACGTGTTGCGTTTTGCCAACGAATTGACCGCCGCATTCGGTAAGTACGACACTAAAACGACGCTTGAGGCGCTTGCTAACTTCAATAAAGCAACACAAAGCGCACTGGAGAAAACACAATCTCGTATTGATGCACGCCGTAAAGGCCAGGGTGTTGCGCCGTTCTATGGCACCAGCACTGCGCCCAAAGGCACTCCCGAGAACCCCATCAAACTGGACTGATCATGCCAACTGTCTACGAGTACAAAGGCGTCTCCTACGAGCTGCCCGACGGCCTGACCAACGAGCAGGCCATCACGCGCATCAAGTCTAGCTTGGGAGAAGCTGCACCCGCGCCGGCGGCAGCTGCACCCGCTCCTGAAGGCCGTGGCATGGGCCAAGAGTTGGCGCGGCAAGCTGGGCTAACCGCACGCGCCGCGTATCAGGGTTTCACTGCCCCGGCTACGGCGGCTCTGGACTTTCTGAGCAGCGCGTATAACTTGGGCGCAGGTGCTTTGGGTTCTGAAAGCCGTCTGCCTTTGGCATCTCAGCGCGAAGCGCAGATGCTGTCGCGTGTGTTGCCTACACCCGAGACGGGCACCGAGCGCGCCGTTCAAGCGGGCACGCAAGCTCTTACCTCGACGGCGGGTTTGGCGCGCGTCGCCCCCGCTGCTTTTGGCCAGGATTTGGCTCGTCAACTGCCCGCAGCAGGCGTTGGCGCTGCCGTAGCGCAGCCGGCGGCGGAAATCACCAAAGAATTCACCGGAAGCGACCTGGGCGCTATGGTCGCTGGTCTGTTGGCCGGCGGCGTTTCGGGGTCGGCAGCGGGTAATCTGGCTGGCCGACTGACGGCTACTAAGCAGCCCATCATGACGATGGAAGACGTGCGCCGCCGCGCGGAACGCTCCTACACCGCTGTTACTAATGCAGGTATTGAACTGAACCAGCCTGCGGGCCAGTCGCTGGCTACTGGGCTTATCAAGCGGTTAGAAGACGCGCGGTATCTGCCGGAGAATGCGCCTCCGGTCAAAGTGGCGCTGGACAAGATCAACCAAGTCGTTGAGCGCGGTCCTGTTAGTTTTGATCAAGTATCACAACTGCGCCAGCTTGCCAACGACCTCAAAAGCAGCCAAGACCGCAATGTCCAGCGCCTTGCAGGCGTAATGGTCAATGAGATTGACGATTTCGTGGCGCGGCTGTCCCCCAAAGATGTGACCGCAGGCGCAGGAAAACTCGACGAAGCGATCAAGACGCTGTCGAGCGCCCGCAAAGACTGGCGTAATCTGAGCCGTGCCAACATGCTGGACGATGTTCTGAACACCGCCGAGGCGCGGGCTATGGCCCCCACGGCGTCCGAAAGCGAATTGATTCGACGCGGGTTCATCAATCTGGCAGCAGATAAGAACAAAATGCGTCTGTTTAACGACGCCGAACAAAACGCTATCAAATCCGTCGCTAAAGGTGGCTCGCTTGACTCGCTGCTGTCGCTAGTCGCGCGGTTTAACCCCGAGCGCAGCCAACTTATTGCTGGCGGCGTAGTGGGCGGCGGCGTCGTTAGCCCTGAATCTTTGATGGTTAGCGCCCCTATCATGGCCGCAGGCTACGGCGCGGACAAGCTGTTGAGCGCTCAACGCCAGAGCGCAGCGCAGCGCGCTGTGACGGGTCTTCTGTCCGGCACTACGCCGCCGCCCCAGCCGTCTACCTACAGCACCGGATTGCTGGGTGGCGCGCTGGTGCTGTCGCCGGAAGAAATTAGCCGCGCGGCTGAAGTCTATTAAAGGAATAAATATGTTGCCTCTCGCAGCACTTCTAGATGTCGGTGGCAAGCTCATCGACAAACTTATCCCTGACCCCGAGGCCAAAGCCAAAGCGCAGCTTGATCTGGCCAAGATGGCGCAGGATGGCGAACTGGCCAAAATGGCCAATGAAACCGAGATTTACAGGACAGAGCAGAACAACGTCACGGCGCGATGGACGGCAGACGCCTCCACCGATAGCTGGCTGTCTAAGAACATTCGCCCGATGTCCCTGGTGGCGATCTTCATCGGTTATTTCTTGTTCGCCTTGATGAGCGCGTTCGGCTACGACGCCAAGGAGTCCTACGTTCAACTGCTGGGCCAGTGGGGAATGCTCATCATGTCGGCCTACTTTGGCGGCAAGACCCTTGAGAACATCATGGAGATGAGGTCTAAAAAGTGAAAGAGAACTTTGATCAAGCTCTGGAAGCTATCCTCCACCACGAGGGCGGCTTCGTTAACCACCCCAAAGACCCCGGCGGCATGACCAACCTAGGCGTCACCAAGCGCGTCTGGGAGGAGTGGGTCGGCCACGAGGTGGACGAGAAGGCCATGCGTGCGCTGACGCCTGAGATCGTCGCTCCGATGTACAAAGCCAAGTATTGGGACAAAATCCGAGGCGATGAGCTGCCCACTGGCGTGGATTACGCCGTGTTTGACGCCGCCATCAACTCAGGCCCAGGCCGCGCTTCCAAGTGGTTGCAGACGACCGTAGGCGCTGTCCCCGATGGCGCAATCGGCGCAGGTACGCTGGCCAAGGTGGGCGCGATGGATGCCGAAGATATAGTCGAAAAGTATCAATCTACTCGGCTGGCCTTCATGCAGTCCCTGCCGACCTGGGATACGTTCGGAAAAGGCTGGGGTCGCCGTGTCACTGAAGTGAAAGATGCTGCGCTGAAAATGGTGTGATATGCCAAACAAGCCCAACGAGCAGCAGGCCAAAGACTTCGACGGGTTTATCCAGCACTGGCAGCGCGTTCTAAACCTTCAGGACTGGCGTATTGAGCGCGGTGCTAAGTCCGCCCGAGGTGCAATGGCGTCGGTCGAATGCGACAGCGCTGCTCGCTTGGCGATCTATCGCATCGGTGACTTTGGCGCAGAGGCGATCACTGCGTCCTCGCTGTCGCACACGGCGTTGCATGAGACACTGCACGTTTTTCTGTACGAGTTGATCCAGGCGGCGCAAGACCCCAAAGCAACGCCGGAGCAGCTCGACAGCGCCGAGCACCGCGTGATCAATGTGCTAGAGCGCGTATTAGGTTCAACGCATGGCAAATAAAACGGTTAGCGATGAGGAATTCATCGAGATGTGGCGAACGCTGAAGTCAGCGGCCACGATCTCCCATAAGCTAAACATACAAGAGCGTGCCGTCCACTCGCGCCGTCGTCGCATTGAGACTAAATACGCGATCAAGCTAGTGGCCAAAGACTTCAGAACCGATCTGTGGGCGCATCGCCAGACGGCGCATGAGCACGCCGCTCGCCACCATCTAGGTATCGAAAATGGTACGGTGATCGTCTTTTCGGATGCACACTTCTGGCCCGGTATGCGCTCAACGGCGTTTAAAGGCCTTTTGTGGGC